GCTGCTACCAGCGGCTGGAGTTCTTGGTCCGCACGATCATCGACACCGACATCCAGGTCCGCTACCCGGCCGCCGTGCAGTGGATCGAGAACATCAACTGGCCGAACGCCTAAGCGTCGCCTGACCTCTGACCTCGACGAAAGAAGGAGCAGACCATGCAGAGCCCCACGTACGACCTCGGAGCGGTGATCGTCGAGAAGTCCGGCGGCGTGGCGACCGCCGTCGCGGCCGGCACCGGCGACGCCACCGCCACCACGCCCGTCTACTACAGCCGGGTCGCCCCCCGCTACAATTCGGCGGTCTTCGCCGTGGCCTGGAAGGCGGTGCTGGCCGCGACCAAGACGCTCGGTCTGATCATGCAGATCCTCGGCGCCGACGACGACCAGGGCACCAACGCGGTGGTCCTCTCCGAGCTGGGGGCCGCATCGGTCGTGGTCGCCACCGGCGCCGGCGGCGGCTCGACCGAGGTCGGCATCACGCGGATCAAGGCCAGCCTCGAGACCGCCAAGCCCTACATCGGGGTGACCTTCACCCCGGACCTGTCGGCCGCCTCGCTGGACACCGCCATTCTCGGCGGCGTCCTGATCCTCGGCTCGCCCGACGTTCTGCCGGCCGCGTAGGTAGCGACAGGCTCAAGCGAAGAGACCAGCAATGAAACCCGCCCGCCAAGCCAAGCCGCCCCGGTGCTGTGTGACCATCACCAGCACCGCGGTGCTCGGCTACCTCCCCGGCCAGACCGTCGGGTTCGAACCCGACGCCGACGGCATCAAGCGGGCGGCGATCCTGGTCTACGGCCACCACGCCAGGCCCGCCAACGATCACAGTGCCGAGCTGATGCGGACTGCTCTGGGAAACCTCGCCGGCAGTGCCGTCACGGCCGAGCAGATGGCGGCCATTCGGCAGGGCGCGCCGATCCCGCCGACGCCGGCCGCCACCGCCAACCCGGGCGCCGTGCAGCCGCACGAGCTGGCGAACCGGTTGCCGCTGCCGCCGGCCCGCCGGGGGGTGGCGCCGCGCCGCGAGCCCGCGCCGCCGCCCCCGCCGGAGGAGCCCTTCGCCGATGACGGGGCCGACGACGACGCCCCGCCGCAGCCGGACGAGCTGGGCGGAGCGGGCTGGGCGGTGGAGGAGGTCGACGGAGTGACGGCTGTGGCTGGCCGGAAGCTGCGGGCCGTCGGGCTGGGCGAGCTCGACGACCTCCACAGCGCCACGAAGTCGGCGCTCAAGGGCGCCGGCCTGACGCCGCGACAGGTCGCCGCGGTGCAGGCCTGGCAACGGGACCAATGACCTACCGCGGCGGCGCAGACCGCATGATCGGCGACGGCGACGGGGTGGAGAAGGTAGAGCGAGGAGACCGACTTGACCGAGATTCAACTCATCGAGGCGCCGGCGACGACTGCGTGGATCACCGCCGCAACGGCTCGCCCGCGTCTGGGGACGGCGGCGGCCGACGACGCCACCCTCCAGCAGATCCTCGACGAGCTGTCCGACCTCGCTGAGACCGCCATCATCGGCCGCCCGATTCAACGAGCCAAGTGGCGGGAGAAAATCCCGAGCTACGGCGGCCACTTCCTGCAACTCAGCCGCGGCCCGGTCGAGCCCGACACCCTGACGCTCGCGCTTGACGACATCGCCGTCGATGTCGACGACTTCACCGTCGAGTCCGCCGCCGCCAAGATCCACAGCGTCAACAACGGCCGCTTCTTCCTGACGGCCCCGCTGGTCGGCCGGTCCGAGCAGGTCCCCGCCGCCGGGCTGATCGAAGCGCGGTACGAAGCGATCTACTTCGCCGGCTACTACTGCGGGTCTGCCAACCCGCCGCCGACAGGCTCCTATCCGCTGCCCCCGCGGCTCCGCGGCGCCTTGATCGAGATGGCGCGCCTCAATCCCTGGGTGAGCGGGAAGAACCCCGGATGGTCCTCCGTCCGCAAGGCCGACCGGGAGATCCGCTTCGTCGGCGACGTGGCGATGCCGGCGTCGGCGCTGCTGGTGCTGGAGCAGGAAAGGGACCGGCTGTGACCGCCGCGTTTGACACCTTCTTCTCTGCCGCCGATCGCGCCATGCACGAGGCGCTCGGCCCGGTCCAGGCCGTCGCCTACCGCCACCACGGTCTGCGCGACAACACCCGCCGCTCGACGCCGACCCTGACACTGATGGAGGACGCCGCGGCCGGCGCGACCGAGCTGCTGGTCTCTGGCGTCGGGCTGGTCGGGCTGCTCCCCGCCGCGTGTGTCCTGTCGCTCGCCGGCAACGACTACGACGTGGCGGCCGATGCTCAAGCGGTCGGCAACGTCCTCACCGTTACCGTCTCGCAGGCGCTGCTCGCTGACGCGGGGGCCGGGGCCCCTGTCACCGTCGCGGCCGGGACCATCCCGCTCGAGGATGCGCTGGTCTTCTCGCCGCAGGAGCGGCAGCTCAATCCCGCCATCGCCGACCGCATCGTCTTCGGCATCTCGGTCCTGCGGCTGCCCGGCGTCGAGCTGCGCGGCGGCGACACCGTCACGCTGCCCGACGGCCGCAGCGGTGACCTGCTGGCGATGGGCAATGAGGATGCCGGCGCCTGGGACTTCTACGTCGGCGCGCCGAGCGTCGGGGTGGTGATCTGATGGCGACGCGCTACCGGGTGCTGGCGAAGGACTTGACCGACGAACTGCACCGCATCGTCGATCGCCGTTACGTGCCGCGTCTGGGCTCCAGACTGGTCGCGCACGTCATCACCGCGCTGGCGGTCGAGAACGTCCGGACCTCGCCGGTCGGTCGACCGCGTGCTGGCGTCGGCGCCGGCGGTGTGAAGCTGCCGCAGAGCCGCCACCCCGGCAAGCTGCGGGCGTCGTGGCGCACCAGCTCAGGCGCCCCGCGCTACGCCAACCTGGCGGACCGTCCGGTCTACCCGGTGCCGGGCGCGGATGTCTTCTTGGCCCCGTTCGAGTCGGTGACGGCGCCACGGCGCGCCTGGCTGACCAACGACGCCCACAGCCGCGACACCGGCGGTTCGATCTACAGCTGGATCGTGGCCGTCTTGGGCCGCGTCATCAGCAGCCGCGGCAGCTGGATCGGCTCGTTGCAGGCGCCGAAGGGGACAGTGCGGCCGTCGATCACCGCCACCCTGAGCCAGGGCAGGATCATCGCGGCGCGGGCGGGCGCCGAGACGATGGCGAGGATGTGATGGGGGAGCTGTAAATGGCGTCGACTACTAACGTTGTGGTGCGCCAGGCCACGATCGAGATCCCATCCTGGCTGGTGGAGTTCATGCCCGGGCGGATCACCGGTCGACGCCTGATAATGCTCTACTTCTCTGTCGCCATGGGCATCGTCGCCATCCCCAGCGTGATATGGCTCACCGGCCTCGAGGCCGTGGTGGCCGTGCTGGTCGCCTTCGCGGGCGGCGCCTCGACCACCGAACTGGTCAAGCGCTGGCTCGATCGTCGCGAGCGTCGGGTGCACTCCAGCGAGACGGTGGAAGTCCGCCTCATGGACGAGGGCGCCGCCATGCGCGCCCAGCTACTCACGGAGGCCAGGCTCTCCAGAGACCGCGAGACCGAGGCCGTCGAGCGCGCCCATCAGGCCGAGGTCTCCATCCGCGACGATCGACTCAAGTACCTGCAGGCCCGGCTCGCCGCCTACGAGGCCACCGTGGCCGAGCTGAGACGGAGCGCGGGGGAGACCGCCCGTGACCCCTATATCGAAGACGACCACGGCCCGTACCGGTAGCATCGATGTCACGAACTTGGCAATTCGCATGGGGGATGGTGGTGGTGCTAGCAGCGGCGCCGACCGCCGCTCAGATCTCCGGCATCAGCCCGAACGCCTTCGGCTCGAAGGTCTGGCGGGAGTCGGTGGCGACAGTGGCTGCCCTGCCCGCCTGCACCAGCGGCGGCGTCGAACAGCAGCGCATCCGCACCGTGAGGCCACCCGACGTCGACGCGGGGATCTACTACTGCCCGACCGGCGGCGGGGCATGGGTTGCGCTTGGCGGAGGTGGTGGCGGCGGCTCCACCACCCTCGCCGGCCTCACCGACGTCGACGTCACGGGCGCCGCCCTCGGTGAGCCATTGGTGAGCGACGGCGCCGGCAACTGGGGTCCGGCCGCCGCTCCCGCCATCCTCGAGGGTGACCCGCCGACTTCGCATGCCGAGTCGCACAAGGTCGGCGGTGACGATCCGCTGCTGGTCGAGGAGCTGGCCACCACCTGCAACACCGGAGATCTGTTCGAGGGCGCCAGCGGCCTGGTCGAATGCCTCCCCGGCCCGACGGTGACGCCGTCGGCCGGAGCGATCCCCAAGGCCGGCGTCGGTGGCACGCTGGATGACGGCTGGCTGAGCCCCGGCATCGCTCGCGACTCCGAGGTTCCGAGCCTGGAGACCGATCCGGGTATCCCGCTGCTCAACCTCGCCAGTTACGGGGACATCTGCGCGGCCGGTGAGTCCGCTCGTCGCGACGGCAGCGACGTCGCCAACGAGTGTTTCACCGCGAGCGTCGGCGCCCACTTCGCTCCGTCTACGATCGCCACCGATTACGGCGTGACGGACTTTCATGCGCTCGGCGGCACGGATGCGGACACCGCTGTCGGGAAGACCTTCAGCGGGGATGCCACCGTGCTTGCGACCGCCAGCACTTCGCCCTCCGGGGAGTGTGCACAGTGGGATAGCAGCGGAAACCTGGTAGGCGCTGGCGGCGCGTGCGGTACGGGCGGCGGCGAGGCGAACACGGCCAGCAACCTCGGTGGTGGGTTGGCGAATTTCGATTCCAAGAACATCGTGGATCTTCGCTTCAATACGTTCGAGCCCGCCGACTTCGACCTCGCCTCGAACCTGCTGTCGGTCGACGGAACGAAGTGGGCGACCCGCGCTGCCGTGCCCTCCCTCGAGACCGACCCGGGCGTCCCGTTGCTCGCCCTCTCAGACCTCGGCGATCTCTGCGCTGGCAGCGAGAGCGCCCGCCGGAATGCCGGTGACACCGCCAACGAGTGCTACACCCCAAGCGCGGGAGGTGGCGCCTTCTCGGATTCCGGCGATCCCATCGTCGCCAACACGACGACGAAGGATCTTCAGCTCGGCGACGGAGCGGCCGTGGTGACCGGCAAGGTGGAGATCGGCGGGGACGCCGACCAACCGCAGCTTGTGGTCGAGGGCTTCACTACTCAAACCGGCCCGCTCTTCCTCGTGCAGACGCACGCCGCCGGCGCCTCGCTCTTCGAGGTCGCCAACGACGGAGCGGTCACCTTCGGGGGTTCGACCAGCGTGATCCAGGGCAACGGCACCGACGATCTCGCCATCGACGCTGCCGGCCAGGCGATCACGCTGGGAGACGGCGGGACGAATGGCGTCCAGGTGACGGACGCCGGGGCGATGACGGCGATCGGAGCGGGCTCGATCACCGCCACCGCCGTGGCTCCCGACGCGATCCTGTCCTCGAGCATGGGCGACTCGGATCACGGCGACGTGAGCTGGACGGCCAACGTCGCCGCGGTCGAGAACGTCCAGTGCACGGCCTGCGTCGGCGCGGGCGAGGTGGATGACGGGGCGGCCGCCTCAACCTTCGCCCTGTTCTCCGGAGGGGCTGGGGCGGCGAGCTTCCGCGCCATCGCGGACGGCGACGTGCCAGACACCATCACGGTCGATCTCGCGACCACAGCGACGACCGCCACAACGGCGAACGCCGGAGACTCCGCCACTGCCTTTTTCGCGGCCGGGCAGATCGAGCCGGCTCGCGGCGGAACCGGAATCGACAGCAGCGGATCGACCGGCGTGCTCCGGGTCGCGGCCGGGACCTGGTCCGCCAACGCCGGGGTTTCGCACCTCGCCAGCTCGACCTCCGCGGACCTCGCCGGCGTGCTCTCGGACGAGACCGGTACCGGTGTCGCCGTCTTCGCCGCCGACCCGGCGCTCACCGGGAACCCGACCGTGCCCACGGCCAGCGCGAACGACGACGACACGTCCGCTGCGAGCACTGCCTACGTACAGGGCGAGATCAACGGCTCTGGGGGTCGGTCGCTGACCTGCGCGAGCGGGAACTGCGATGCCGACGTGGAGCTGTACCGAGATACGAAAATTATCAACATCGACCCAACTGCGACTACTACGGACTGGTTTTTCTTCCGGACCGAGTCGGCAATCACCATCACCGGCATCGACTGCATCGTAGACGCCGCGACCTCGGTAGTCCTCACGCTCCGGGAGTGCGACGCGAACGGTGGTAGTTGTGCTGCGACGGAGGCCGCGATAACCTGCGCGACCACGAATACCACGGAGGCTGCGGGCATCGACGATGCCGTTGTCGCGGCCGGGGTGTGGATGCGGGTCCTCCGCGGTACGGTCACCGGCTCGCCGACGCAGGCAGTGTTCTCCGTCATTTTCGAGGTGGCCGACTGATGTTCACGCGCAGAGACCTGCTCAAGGCCCTGCCTCTCAGCTTGGCGTTGCCGGCTGGCGCGCAGACGCTCCTCCGTGGCGTCTCGGTGCGGGGCACGAGGATCGGCCCACCATTCGACCCCCTGCTCATCCCCGGCGTCACGGCCGTCTCCTACGTGGATATCGCCGACCTGGGGGCCGGCCTGGTAGCTACGTGGCCCAATCGTGGAACGCTAGGGGTAGATTTCACGGCGTTCGCGGGGGCTGAACCTACCGTGGCGACGGCTTTTGATGGGCTTCCCGCCGTGACCTGGGATGCTGCTACCGACTGGATGAGATGCTTGGTGGATGAGAGTCTTCTCAGGTTCCTCTACAACACTTCCTGGACCGCATCGTGGTCTATCGTCGCCGAGACCATTCCCGCCGGAGCGCTCTACTCTTGGGCCTCTGGAGGCAACACTCCCTCGCATGCCGGCCCGGCCTGCTTCCTGGGGGGCAGCTCACAGGGAGGGACATTCTCGCATCGTCACGTCTTTTTTCTGGCCAACGGCACAACCACCGCGACACTCTGCAATCCGCAGCTCACTACCCCGATTGCCCACGTCTTCCGGCTGGACTTCGATCCTGTCGGCACCCCTAAGGGAAGTGTCTACGTGGATGGGACTTTGATCCAGACTTACACCGGGGCCTTCACCCCAGCGGACGTGGCTGGACAGAACCTCGGCCTGTGGTTTGGACGGTACTATGCAGGGCCATCTGGCTACGGGATCGGTCCCTGCCGACACCACCTTCTACTCACTCCCAAGGTTTCAGCCTCAGTTGGGATTCAGCTTGACAACTGGGCTAAGTCTAGGTTCCTGGAGCCGGTGACCGTATGAGCATCAAGATCGGGACGCTCTACACGGTGCTCGACGGGGCGTTGCTCGGGCTCTACGACTACCCGAGCTTCCCACAGCTCGTGAGGGACGATGAGAACAGCCTCTTCTACCTCTTCTATGATCACCGCCAGAACCATTCTGCGACGGACTCTCCTTCAGCCGTTCGTCTCCTGAAGCGCGCCACCTCCGCAGCGGTCGGAAGCCCGTGGTCCGATCCTATCGAGATCGTCGCCGAAGACGGAGCTCCGCTCCGGGCCTTTCTCGGAGCTTCCCTGTTGGCTGCCAACGGGGATCTTCTTGTCGTCACCGGCGCTATTGATGTTGGCCCTCCATACGCGGCGGTATACACGCTTCGGAAGTCCACTGACCAGGGCGAGTCCTGGTCAACCGTCTCAACGGTTTTGGCACGGTTCACTGATCCATCACACACAACATGCCTTTTCGAGTTTGGTGGGAATCTATACTCTGCGCAGTACGCTTCAATATCACCGAATTATCAGTCCGGTCTTGTGGTCTCCGCGGACGGCGGGGTCAATTGGGCTGTATCGGATATGATCTGGAACGGCGGCACGGATTCCACTTTGCCAGAAGAACCAGTTGCCATTGTTCTTAGCGACGGATCACTGCTGGTGCTGACCCGTGATGATTCAACCCCGGCCTTTGCCGGCGAGACCATCAGGGCTCAGCGCGTGACTGCTATTGGCGGTACGTGGCCCGTCCCCGGCTGGGTGACTCGCGGGTTGGCTCGTCCCGGCATGTGTCAGCTCTCTAACGGAGCTATCTTGGTGGTGACCCGCAACGCTGTCACCCAGATGATGTATGGTACAACTGTCGAGCCGATGGTCTTCGCGATGAGACTCACCGCCACTGGCAAGGTGGTCCACTTCGGGAAGCCGGCATTCTTCGGACTTGCCGGTCGCGGGCAAGAGTATGGTGATGCCAAACCATACTCTGCCAACCAAGCCCTTGTTGTGTGGGCCGACGAGTCTGGCCCTGGCGGTACGTGTATGATCCGGGAGTGCTTGGTGAGGGTGAGCTGATGACGGCGAGAGCCCTAATCCTTCTCCTCCTCCTTGCCGCGACTCCTCTTGGCGCGGCCACCCGCCTGTACTTCCCGGCTACGACCGCCGCCGGCGTGTCGCCCGCGGCGGATTCCGGATGGGAGGATGCGACAGAGATCGAGCGCCGGGAGTTGGCGCACGTCAAGAATTCCAGCTCCATCACCATCGGGCAGGTGGTGGACATTATTGTGGACAGCGGAGATCAGGATCTCGACCGGCAGTACGTGTCGAACCCGATGAACGCCGGGATCGTCTTTACCACGGCGGTGACGACCGTAAGACTGGTCGTCATGACTCGCGAGTACGCCGCTACCGATGATGTGACCATGTGCATCATCGGAATCCGAGTCGCGAACGAGGCGGGCACCCCACAGGCCACCCTTCTCGCCACGGCGAACTACGGGCCGGTGGCCGAGTTCGTCAACAACGTGACGCACCGGAACAAGCAGTGCGCCGATGGCGATACGGTCACGAGCACGTATACCACGGCGGCCGGCGACCGCCTCGTTGTTGAGATCAGCTACCAGACCGATGGCGCCGATACCTCGCCCCAGGCTTCGGCGAAGTGGGGCGAGAACGCGACCGACTGCGCCGAGAATGAGAGCAATACCGCGAACTGCGCCGGGTGGATTGAGTTCTCCAACACGATCACGTTTCAGGCGGCGGCCAGTCGCCGCGTAATGGTGATCCAGTGACCACCCAGCTTTACATCCCGCAGACGACGACCGGCTTGGTCCTCGCCGATCTGAACGTCCGGTTGTACTCGCTCGCCGGAGTCCGACAGACCGGCGCCGAGGGCGCGTTGGCGCTCGCCCCCGCGACGGCGGGCGGGCACTACTACCTGACGGGCGTGCCGCCTAGTTGCTGGGTGATATGGGAGTATCCCGCCGGCGTCGGCTACGGCGAGCGCGTCGGCACCGCGGCCGGCGCGCCGCCGGTGGTGGTGCTGCCTTTCCGGGAGGCCGGCTTGCTGCTCGCCGACCTCGGCCCGCCGGCGTTGCTGAAGGACGGCGCCGAGCAGGGCGACGCGCTGGCACTGGCCGAGATCGGGGGCGCGGACCCGGGAGACTATGCGCTGTCGGGCTGGCCGGTGGACGAGGCCGGCTCGTGGTCGGTGATCTGGACGCGGGATGGAGAGATCGCCGGCGCGTGGTCCTGGCAGGGAATGGCAGCCGCAGCCGGCGGCGCCGACACCTCCTTTGAGGGCCGCGACGCCGAGGACCTGGCGGCGTTCATGGACGGCTTCACGCCGACCGGCTTGGGTAGCGGCTACCTCCGGATCTTCTCTCCGGCCGAAGACGCCGGCAAGCCGCAGCCGACGACCGACCCCGACAACCCCCGCATCTTCGGGACGTGGGCTGCTGACTACACCCGCGACCACGACCCGGTGATGGAGGCGGCCAGCCCGCCGACTCGCTACGGCCGCCTGATCGTCGTCGCCCTGATGGAGCAGTCGCCCCGGGCTGGATTCATCATCGGCGAGGATGGCCTGTTCTCGCAGTTGCGCGCCGCCGCCGCGGTCCGCGACGTGGTCGACGGCTTCCAGTTCCTGCCCCAGGCAGGCAACGGCGAGGGTCCCGACGTCCAGCCGCCGTGGGCCGTCTACTCCCTGCAAATCCCCTTCATCTCGACCGGATAGGAGGCCCGCATGCGACGCGCGACCTTCACCACTGACTACCCGCCCTGGACGGTCGGGACGGTCGTCACCACCGACCCCGCCGCCGAGGCGTCGGCGGCCGTCGTCGACCCCGTCCGCTTCGCCAAGCTGGTGGAGATCGGGGCGGCGGCGGAAGACGGCGCCGAAGCGCCAGAGAGCGATACCGAAACCGCACCATCGCGCAAGCGCCGCAAGCGCACCGCAAAGATGAGGAGCCACCGATGACCGTCAAGTCAGTACTGCTCGACCGCTACTTCACCATCGGCGGCTACCGCTTCAGCTGGGTCGCCAACCGAGTGGAGCCGAACTTCACCCGCTCGCAGGTCGACGACAGCTCCACCGAGGACCTGACAGACGTGATCGTCAAGGGCCAGAACTCCGGGACCCTGGTGATCGCCGGCGCCGCCACGTCCTCCGCCGAGAAGCAGGCCCTCGCCGCGATCAAGGCAGAGACCGCCTACAGTCTGATCCTCGGCCTCCGGCGCGGCGCGGCGGTAGGCGACGCTGCCCTCATCAACGACTTCCAGTTCTTCCGATTCGGCAAGACCGGGGCGCTGAACGAGCTGTCCGGCTTCGAGCTCGAGGGCCGCGCCGACACCATGCCCCGCATCGGGACGATGATGTGGCGCGACCTGCCGAGCGGGGCGGGCACCACCGCGCCGTCCGACGGAACCGGTATCAACCTCGGCGCGATCGGCGCCGGCCAGATCGGGCGGTTCGCGCTGGCTGCGATGGCGCCGCCGGGGCTCTCCGGCACCGCCCCCACCTTCGACGTCGTGCTCGAATCCGACAGCGCCGACACCTGGGCCGGCGGCGAGATCCAGCGCGGCGCCTTCACCCAGATCGACGCCGCCCCGTTCTCGGAAGTCATCGAGATCGATGGCGACGCAACCCCGGTGACCGACGGCTGGTGGCGCCTGCGCGTTAATGCCGTCGGCGGCACCGGCTCACCCAAGGCGTACCTCTTCGCGGCCGGGGTGGTCGCGAGCAAGTAAGGAGACACGACAATGACGACCAAGCGAGCCCTGACCGACAGCTACATCCTCTGGGGCGGGACCGACCGCAGCAACCAGTTCGGCAGCTTCATGCCGAACAGCGTCCGCGCGCAGATCGAGGACTCGGTCTTCGGCTCGTCGACGGACACCATCGCGCCCGGTACCTTCGCCCACGAGACCGCCGCCACCCTCCGTCCGGACGCCGACCAAGTCTTTCTCAAGGTGATGCTCAATCAGTACATCGGCGAGGCGGCGGTGGCGGTCGTGTACCAGCAGAAGGACGCCAGCGGGCCGACCGCTCCCGGCACGGCGGAGGCGAACTACCCGACGATGAGCTTCAGCGTTCAGGTGACCGAGGCGCCGCCCCTCGGCGGCGCCCGGAACACGCTGATCGAGAAGCAGGTGACGTACAAGATCGTGACGCCGATCACCTGGTACGACGGCACGACCACGATCGTCATCGGGTAGGGTTGGATCGCCTGCGCGCATCCGCGGGGAGCCTCGGCCCGGTCACGGGTCTCGCCGACGCCCTACTCCGCGCGCGCAGAAGTCGGTGGCCCCTGGGCGACGCTCAGGCTGAGGCTGGCCACCGGCGGCGATGCTTGAAGAGACCAACCGAGAGACCCGAAGGGAGAGACCATGTTCGACCTTCAGCACTTCGGAAGGCGGGTAGACACCCGCACCGTCACCGACCCTTGGAACGGGCTCTGGACCTTCACCGTTCGCCGCGCCGGCTATCCAGCGTGGGCGGCCTGGGAGAAGAAAAGCCCAGCGGCCGAGAGTGCGGCCATCATGACCCGGGCGATGACCAAAGTGATGGCCGAAGAGCAGATCGTCAAGCCCGGCATGCGGCAGCAGAAGCACCGCCGTAAGGCGGCGCGCGCCGCCATCAACGACGAGGCGCTGGCGCGGACCATTCAGCGCGCGGTCGGCAGCCTCACGGCCGAACAGATGGAGGCCATGCAGCAGACCGAGGCGCTGAACGCCGCCAAGACCGGCTTGGCGCTCTTCGGACTGGTGGACTGGACCGTCACCGCCGGTAGGGTGGTGATGCCGTGCTCGATCGAGAACCGGTTGCGGCTGCTCGGATACGAGGGTCGGTGGTTGCGCGTCGCGGATGCCAACGACGAGACCGGAGAGGGTCATCAGTTTGTCGGGCCGGGCGAGGTGGCGACCATGATGCCGAACGCAACGGAGATCGTCTTCGACGGCGGCCCCTACAACCCAGACAGATCCGCCGTCTGGGTAGACGACCCCGAGAACTACGGCCCCGCCACCTTCGGCGACGCCGTGACGAAGTGGCTGCTGGATGAGGCAGAAGACGCCGAGGCCTTCGCCCAGCGAGAGGAGGCGACGGCCGCCGAGGGTTTAGGCGCTACGCCCTCTGGCGAGTCCGCATCAGCGGTCTGAGCCTGGAGCCCACAGCGCGGCGACGCTGGGAAGCCGAACTCGCCGCGCTGTGGTGTAGCGGTCCTGAGGGCGGGGACCAGGAAGGGGACGACGGCTGCAACTTCCGCTGGGACGGTCGGCGCTGCGGGTGGTGTACCGCGGCCGGAGAGCTGGCGCCGCTTCTCGACCCGGACGGCCGGTGCCCGCAGTGCGAACGCGAACCGCCGACGCTCTGTCCGCGCTGTGGCGTCGGCGTCCTGGAGGTGAACGTCGAGATCTTGGGCGAGCCGGCGGAGGACGAGCTGGACGCCATCACCGCGGATCTCGCCCAGATCTTCGAAGCGCACGGCCTACTCGGTCAGGATGCCGAGCGGTCGCCGTTGCTGGCCGAGCAGTTCGCCCTCTTGGACGCCTGTGGGGTGACCGAGCAGGCCGAGCGCGACCGCATCGTGAGGCTGTGGCGGGCCGTCACGGCCGGCAAGTCCACCGGCATCAGCCGAGCACTCGAGGACCAGCGGGAAGCCGCGAAGGACCGATGAATGGATAGCGGTCCGGCCTTCGACGTCGCGCTGGTGCTCGACCCGGCCGGGTACGAGGCCGGGGCGAAGCGGGTCCAGAAGGCGAGCGGCACCGCCGGCGGGTCCGTCTCCAACCTGAGCCGCCACACCGACGTCCTCAAGAAGTCCCTGGGCGCGCTCGGCATCGCGGTGTCTGGCGTCGCGCTGGTGCAGCTCGCCAGGCAGTCCGTCCAGCTCGCCGCCACCTTCGACCAGTCACTGACGCGGATCACCACCCTGGTCGGCGTCAGCCGCGCTCAGGTGAATGCGTGGGGGCAAGACCTCCTCCGCATCGCCGTAGACGCCGGCCGGAGCCCCAACGAGCTGGCCAAGGCTCTCTACAACGTCACCTCGGCCGGGCAATCCGGGGCGGCGGCGTTGGAGATCGTGCGCTCGTCGGCCAAGGCCGCGGCCATCGGGCTGGGCGATACCGACACCGTGGCACGGGCTGTCACCGCGGCGATGAACGCCTACGGCCCGGCGGTGCTGTCGGCCGGCAAGGCCACCGACATCCTGGTCGGCATCGTCAAGACCGGGGCAGCAGAGGCCGACACCATCGCCCCGGTGCTCGGCCGCGTCGTCGGCATCGCCGCCCAGCTCGGCATCAGCTTCGAGCAGCTCGGCGCCTTCATCGCCGTCTACACCCGCCTGGGAGTCTCGGCCGAGGAATCGACGACCGCTCTCCGCGGCGTGATGACGACCCTGCTCGGCCCGACCAAGCTGCAAGAGCAGGCGCTGGCCAGCGTCGGCTTGACGATGGCGAAGCTGCGGCAGGAGATCACCGACAAGGGGCTGGCCGCCGCCCTCGCCGACCTGGTCGCCAAGTTCTCAGGCAACGAGGACGCCCTCAATGCAGTCATCCCGAACGTCCGAGCCTTGGCCGGCATCCTCGGCACGGCCGGCTCGCAGGGTGAGGCGTTCAAGGCTGTCGCCGCCGAGATCTCCGCCGGCATCGGCAAGATCACCGACGAAGCCTTCGACCTGAACCGCGCCGACCCGGCGCAGATCTTCCGTCGCCTGTCCGCCGCCTGGGAGGCCGCCCAGATTCAGTTCGGCCGCGGCCTGCTCGGCGGACTGACCGAGGGGGCCGGAGACCTGACGCGGTGGCTGGATGAAAATGGCGAGCGGATCGCGGCGTTCGGTCGCCAGGTCGGCGAGGTGGCGAAGAAGATCGTCGAGAACATCGACCTGATCCGCTACGCCATCATCGCTCTGATCGGTCTCAAGGTGGTCGGTTGGGCCACCGCCGCCGCCACGAGCCTCAAGGGGATCGGCTCAGGCGCCACCATCGCCTGGCTTTCCACGATCCCGCTTAACAAGGAAGGACTGGCCCTGGCGCGGACATGGGCCGGAGTCGTCGCGCTGGACGTCAAGGCCTGGGCGGTGCGCGCATCGGCCGGCCTGGGACCGCTGGTCCTCGCGATCGTCGCCGTCGGCGTCGTCATCGACCAGGTGATCGACAAGTGGAAGGCGCTGCTCCAGCAGGACATCACCCGCATCGCCCACTCGACGAACCTCTGGGCCGGAACCCTAACGACCCTACGCGACGCGATCCGACAGGGCTACGCCACCGAGTCGCAGCTGCTGGCCATCAACCAGGGGCGGGCGAAGGTCGTGGCAGAGATCGCCAAGCTACAGGAGCGGATGCCGTTCCTGTCCGGCCGCGAGCGCGACGCCGCTGAAGACACCCTGGAGACGCACAAAAAGCAGCTCGGCATCATCGACCAGCTGTCGGGCAAGGTTCGCACCCTGCCACGGGTCTATGAAGACACGGTGACCGTCGTCGGCAACTTGAACAAGGCGATCACGAACTCGATTGGGTTGTCGAAGGAGCAAGCCGGCGCGATCGAAAAGCTGGCTCAGAAGCTCGCTGGTCAGCAGTTCATCGGCCGCGTTCGCGAGATGGCCGAGTTCTGGGGGACCGACGTCGCCGACGCCGTGGCGGCCGCGACCGTTGAGGTCGAGTTGTGGAATCAGACGCTCGATGCCGGATTCGATCCGCTGTCCGCCGCCGGCCAACGCTTCTTCGACTTCGCCGGCAAGGTCAAGCTCGCCGAGAACAACCTGCGGGCGGCGGAGCTAGCTGCCGAGGCGGTGAAGGAGGCCTCCGACAGATTGGCAGAGGCCCCTGAATTGGGGGGTCCGCTCGGCGCCGGACCGAGCGACACCATCGATTCGGCGACCCTGGATAAGCTCACCGCCCAATATCACAAGATGGTTTCTGGCTGGCGGCTGTCCACGGCCGACATGCGAAAGATCTGGGACAACTTCCTGGAGGGGGTGCAATCGGCGTTCGCCTCCGCCTTCTACGACTTGTTCAGCGGGTCACTCAAGGGCTTCGAGGATCTCTGGAAGCGCGTCAAGGAGCTGGCGCTGCGGACGCTGTCGGAGATCGCTGCCAAGTGGGCCACGCAGACGTTCGTCACGAATGTGACGGACAGCGGCACCGACGGCACGAACAAGATCGACTATAGCAAGCTGGCCTCGGCCGCCGCGAAGGTCGCGCCGTACGCGGCCGTCGCCGCCATCGTCCTGGGAATCGGGTACGCGATGGGCTGGTGGGGCAGCAGAGGCCGGGAGGGGGTCGCTGGGGTGACCTTCGCCGGCGGCGACATCCTGGACGCCAGCGGCAACCGCAGTAAGAACATCGAGACCGTGATGAAGCACGTGCGGGAGGCGATCAAGGGCATCACCTCCTTCCTGAGCGACGTGGGTCTGGAGATCGAGAAGTGGGCCGAGGTCGTCGTCTCGAAGCGGAATCAGACCTACTTCATCAACGGCATCCAAATCGCCGCCGGCACCGCCGCCGAGCTGGAGGACGCCATCGCCGCCATGGCCATCCGTACGGCAACGTTCGGCGACTCGGTCTCGGCGCTAGTCCAGGCGGTCATCCGCGGCAGCTCGGCCCTCACCACCGAGCAGCTCAAGGCTGAGATCGCCTTGGCGCAGCAGGTCGAGAGCTTCGGCCGGACCGAGCTGGAGCAGGCCGTCCGTTCCATCGGCACCGAGATGAACGTGATCACGGCGGAGCTGGCGCGGCTCCTGGGCGGCGCCACCGGCGACCTCGGCCAGCTCGCCATCGCGCTGGGCAATACGGCGGCCGAGGAGATCCGGCGCTGGCAGCAAGCCTTCGACCAGATCACCGGGCGCGTCGAAACGCCCGAGGAGCAGCTCGCTAATCTCCAGGCTCAGGCCCGGGTGTTCAACGCCGAGCGCCAGCTCCGCATCGCCGACCTCCGGGCTCGCGTCCTCGACCTAGAGGCCCAACGTCAGCTCGCCGAGACTCGCGCCCGCCTCAACCTCCTCGGCCTGACGGCGATGGTCCACATCGAGCAGGGCCGGATGAACCTGGAGCGGGCCCGCATCATCGGCCAGCGCACCGTGATCTCGGCGACCGGAGCGCTCTACGCCGCGGAGGAGCAGCTCGCCGGCGCCCACTTCTCGACCATGGACGCCATCGTCGCGACGGCGGCCACGGCACTCGACATCCAGATCGCGGCGACCAACGAGCTGATCGCCTCGCTCCTGGCGATCCCGACCATCGACGTCGCCGGCCTCCAGCTGCCGCGCGGCGCCGGCGGCGGGGGCGGGCGCCGGCAGCAGCGCGCGGACCTCACTGACCAGCTCCAGCAGATCGTCGATGGCGCAGTGGCGGCCCTCGCCCCGCTGATCGACTCAATCCACCAGATCTCCGATCTCCAGGCCGAGATCGCCCGTCTGGGACCCGATGCCGATCTCGCCGCCCGGGCGCTGGCGGTCCTGCAACAGCAGCTCGCCGCCCAGATCCAGGACGCCTACCTGACGCTGGCCGAGCGGCTGGCGACCCTGGTCGGAGACGAGGGCGAGCTGGCCGCCCTCCAAGAGATCCGCTACGACCTCGAGCGCGCACAGCTGGCCGCGCAGGTCGCCGCGTGGGAGGTCCTGGGTCAGCTCTCCGACGAGCAGCTCGCCACCCTCAACGACCTGCTGTCGCGCCTGCCGGAAGATCTACCCGTCGCCGGCGCCTTCTCGTCCATGGCCGACGCCCTCGACGCGCTGGGGCTGGGTAGTCGGCAGGCGACCGTCCAATTCGAGCAGATGGCTCGCGCCCTCGACTACATCCGGCAGAACGGGTCGATCTCGGAGCTGGGGTCGGAGTTCGACCGCGTCATCGGCGAGGTCCGCGACCAGCTGACGCTGACCTTCGGCGACTCGCTCGTCGGCTTCCTCCAGAAGTACTACGGGGACGTCGCCGGGTTCGAGGATTTCCGCCGCGGGCTGGAGCAGGTCCGCTTTCGGCTCGAGCTGGCTCAACTGCGCGCCCAGTTCATCATCCTCCAGGGGATGGGCGTCTTGTCCGACGAGATCATCGCCCAGTTCCGGGCGGTCTTCGACTTCGTCGACGCCAACGAGCCGGACTGGGACGCGCTAGCCAACACCTCGAACATCGCGGCCACCTCCGTCTCGAGCGTTGCCGACGGCTTCCAGCAGCTCGTCGACCGTCTCGCCCGGGCGAAGATCAGCATCCGGGAGTTCCTGGACTCGCTTGCCCGCGGCGCCGCCGGTGGGGTGACCCCGGAAGCCGGGTTGGCTGCGGCTCGCCAGCAGTTCCTGGACCTCGTCGCCCGCGCGCAGGGTGGCGACATCAACGCCATCGAGGGCGCCAGTCAGGCCGCGCAAGACTACCTGGATCTGCTCCGGCAGCAGGAGGCCAGCGGCCCGCTCTTCGTCCAGGGATTCCAGGAGGTCCAGCGCCTCCTCAATACGCTGCTCAACGTCACGACCGTCCGCGATGGCAACGTCGCGACCAATACCGCGGCCTGGCAGACCAATACCCTGCAGACCCTGCAGAGCGGGTTCGGCGACCTCTCTCACCACGGCGGAGAGCAGGTCAGCCTCCAGCGGCAGATGGTCGGAAAGCTCGGCGAAATCGTCAACGAGCAGAAGGCGCTCGGCCTCAAGATCACCACGCTGGAAGCGCGGGCGAGAACGGTTAAGGCGGCCGCCTGATGCTCCTCGGCGACGCTCCCCTCGGGGACCGCCCCTTCGGCGACTTCGACACCACCTACTCGGAGGCGGTGGCCGATGCGCTGGAGGCGCTGCTGGCCGAACCGTGGCGGCTGCGGTCCTGGTGGCTGAGGGCCCTCCCACGGGATGGCGCCGGCGAGGTGGCCCTCGACCTATCAACCGACGGCCACAAGACCTTCCCAACCGACGCCGAAGAGATTCAGCTCCCGGAAGCGCTCGTGAAGCCCTACAGCGTCACCTTCGGTCTCCCGGCGAACCAGCTGTGGGGCATGGCGGAGATGAGCGAGGGAGCCATCGTCGTCGGCAATCGCGGAACGCAGTCGAGCTTCAAGTGGACCTACCTCGCCGACCTGAACTGGGTAGGGCGGCAAGCCGCGGTCTACGTCGGGCCGCGCGGCGGCCGGCAGGCGCAGTTCGCCCGCGTCGCCCAGCTCATCACCCGACAGGTGCAGTGGGACCGGTCGAGCCTGTCGCTCATCGTTGACGACCACGGCTTCCTGTTCGACCGGCAGGTCCAACCAACCCTCTATGCCGGCACCGGCGGGCTCGAGGGCGACGACTCCATCAAGGGCAGGCCGAAGCCGCTGCTCTTCGGTCGGGTGCCGCGGTTCGAGCCGGTGGTGGTCGATGGACCGAACAGGATCTATCAGCTAAACGACGGCTCCATGCAGGCGGTCGACTTCGTCCAGGACAAGGGCATTGCGTTGTCGTTCAACGCCAACGTCGCCGACATCACCGCCAGCGTCCCGCCGGCCGGGACGTACAACACCTCACTGGCCACCGGCTACATTCGCCTGGGCTCGACCCCGATCGGGACGGTGACCTGCGCGGCCCGTGGGCACGCCGGGTCGACCTACGGCTACGTCGATACAGCGGCCGGCCTGGTCAAGCTGCTGGGCGTCGTCTTCGCCGGCCTTGCTGACCCCGGCGAGCTCGACGGCGCCGCCTTCGCCGTCCTCGCCGCCTACACCGCCGTCGTCGGCCACTACACCGGCACCGAGCCGGCGACCATCCGCGACGTCGTCAACGCCGTGCTCAGCTCGACGGCATCATGGGCCTGGCTCCGGCCCGACAAGGTGTTGACCGTCGGGCGCCTCACCGATCCCGACACCACCACCCCGGAGTTCACGCTCGATTCAGCCGCCGACCAGATCAGGATCTCGCCCTGGGAGATCCAGCCGTGGGAGGTCCCGGTCTGGAGGGTGCGCGTCGGATTCAAACGCTACTGGCGGGTGATGTCCGACAGCGACTTGGCCGGCGCCGTGCCGGAAGAGACCCGCCGCGACTATGCGGAGGAGTACCGGTACGTCACAGCCAAAGACGACGCCACGCTGGCGGACACGCCCGACGCGGCCGACATCACCATCTTGACTCAGCTGTACGCCGAGGCCGACGCCCAGGCCCTCGCCGACGCGCAGCTCGCCCTCCGCAAGGTACCGCGGCGACACTTCAAGTTCGCACCGCGCATCGGCCTGATCCAGCGCGGCATCGGGTCGGTGTTCGAGCTGGCCGACGACCACCTGCCGACGACGCCGAAGCGGTGGGTAGTGGTCGGCGTCGTCAACGAGGCCGAGACCGACGGCAACGAAGACCAGATCGTCTGGACGTGCTTCGGGTAGGATGGGGAAAGTGTACCTGCTCTCCACCATCAACACCGACCGCCTGCTGAGCCTCACCGCCAGCGAAGAAATCGCGACATTCGAGGTCGAGAACCTACAGGACCCGCTACCGACCGCGAGGTGGCGATCGACCGGTCTGACCCCCTACGTCGTCGGCCAATTCGCCGAAGCCGTGACCATCGACTTCTGGGGGGCTTGGTACGTCAACGCCCGCGCTGGCGACCAGGCCCGCCTCCGTCTCGCCAGTTCCCAAGGCGGCCTGACGGCCGCGCCAGACCTCGACACCGGCATGCTGGACGTCCAGCCCGGCACCGCCAACCTCGACGACTGGTTCGGTCCTGGTCAGCTCGGCTACGTCCACCAGCGCAGCAAGATCGCCGCCGCCGATCAGGTCTCGGGCACCTGGTTCCGCATCGACTTCGACTTCACCGGGAATAGCGACGGCTACGTCCAGGCCGGCGCTCTCTTTCTCGCCACGATGCTGGAGCCCACCCGCGGTGCCGAGCCCGGCTGGGAGTACCGCCCAGTCAACCGCGGCATGCATGAGGTCTCCTACGCCGCCGGCGGAACTGGTCGTGGTGGCGGCGGACAGAGGCGGGACGTGGTGTTCAAGATCCGGCGCATGACCGAGGCCAACGCCTCTGGCGTGATCAATCCTCTCTTGCGCGAGCGTGCCGGCGTCCTTCCGGTCGGCATCGTGCTGGACGAGAGCGACGACTACCCCATGGATCACATGTTCTTCGGCTACCTCGATGCGCGGGCGGTGCCGAACACGTTCCTCCGCAACTACTCCCTCGACGCGCAGATCACGGAGCCCTGATGGCCGACAGCTACCCGACCCTCTGCAAGACCACCACCAACACCACCGGCACGAACAACTACGTCCTGGCGACGGCGAACTCGGCCGGCCCGTACCAGACGCCGAAGCAGGCGAAGGTCCGGGGATCCCTCGCGGACGGCGCCATCGTCCACTACCTCTGCCGCGACCCAGAGGTCCTCGGCGACGCCAGTTTTGAGCGCGGGCTCGGCGTCTATACCGACTCGACGAACACCGTCACGCGGCTGGCCGCTAATGTGCTGGACGGCTCGAACGGGCCCGGCGTCCTGGTGACGTGGGCGCTGACCGGCACGCGCGACTTTTATATCCTCGGCGCGGTGCCGGAGCTGCTGGTGCACACCACCGGCGACGAGATCATCGCCGGCGCGAAGACGTTCAGCGGCCCGGTGTCGGTCGCCAAGCCATCTGGCGCGGTGGCGCTCATCGTGCAGACAGGGGATGCCTCGATCGCGGACGTGATCCTCACCAACTCGGTCACGTCGTGGTTGCTGCGCATCGCGGCGAGCGGCAACTTCCAGCTCTTCAAGACCGGCACCGGCGGGGTCGGAGCCTTCATCATCAACGCCGCGGCTCCGAACAGCGCGTTGACCATCGGGGCGGCGGAGATCACCGCTGGGGTAGCGATCAAGAACGCGAGCGGGGTGCCGTACGAGAACTTCGCCGGTAGCGGGGCCACGGCCTTGGTGTTCTATCAAGCCGCAGCTCCGACTGGATGGACGAAGAGCACGACTAACAACGATAAAGCCCTGCGGGCGGTCAGCGGGAGCGGTGGCGTGGCCGGCGGCACGCTCGCATTGTCAAGCGCCAACGTCGGCGCTACTTCGCTCTCCATCGCTCAAATGCCTGCGCATACCCACACCATTGACCGCACAACCAATCAAGCGGTCGGCGGGTCCGGTGCGAAGACGGCTGAAGATGCCGGCGGGTTTGCCAATGACACCGCGACCAATAGTGCCGGATCTGGCGATACCCACACTCACTCGCTGGCCCTGGCGTACATTGACGTGATCGTGTGCAGCAAGAACTAGGAGGGTGCCATGGGGAAATGCGCGATCATCGGTGCGGTTTGCCCCGAAACCGCGGACGCCGCGAAAAAGCTCTACTGCCCACACTGGGCTGACTCGATTCCGGAAGTAGAGCGCGATGGCTCCGGTCGAATCATCGCCGAGACCTACTACCGCGGCTGCTACCTCCGTCGGCAGGTGCTCTATCAACTCGCCGTGACGGTCGAAGCCGCGCATAGCTCGAAGGCGTATGCCCAGGCCCGAGAGGTCGTACTCTCGGCCGTGGCTGGTGGCGAACCGCCAGTACTGCGGGCACTTGTTGAGCTAGGGCTGCTGTCACTGGCAGGCGAGAGGCGAGGCGGGCACCTCGGGGTGCCCGCCAACGATACAGCCGGGCTACTCGGCGATGGACCGCACCAGCAGGACCAGGCGGCGGTCACCGCCGGGGGCGCGGACGCGGATCACGACGCCGCTCAGGGTGACCACCATCTCGGTGGCGATGCTGCGCGCCTTGCAGGCGAGGTCACCGATCACTAGGAAGGTCCCCTCGTCGGCGTTGATCTCGGCGTAGTCGAGGCCCTTGCCGTCATCGCAGGTGACGGCGGTGCCGGAGCGGACCTCGACCGAGCGGACCTTGACGATGGCCGCGAATCCGACCTCGGCATCCGCCGCCGGGGCGGCGAGCAAGGCGAGGACGATGGCGACGATGATGCGGGTCTTCGTGATCATGATTTCCTCCTTGGTTGGTCGATCAATCCCGGATTCCTCGAGGCAACATCAACGGCGTCGCGGATTCCTTGCAGGTAGGCCGAAGCAAGCAGATCCAGGACGTCCATGTTGATCCCGTGGCCCAGCCGGTTGTCACGGGTCCATCGGAGCTGGGCCTGCGCCCACATGACGAGTAGCGGTTGAAGCCGTTGGCGTCCCACCTGCATCGCCGCCTCTTCCTCCGGGCTCGACGGGTGAAAGCTGGCGAGCGGTTTCTGCCTGGCCATTACACCGCCTCCCACTTCCCCGACAGCCCCAGCTCGAGTCCATGTAGGCACGCCTCGATGGCCGACCCGTACGGCCCCAGCTCCGGCCCCTCGGCGATGATGTACCACGCCTCGGGCTCGCGCTCCTGTGGCGGCAGCGACAGATAGGCACCACCCGGGCAATCAGCGGCGCGCTCGGCGCGGTCAGTGGCGGTCGTCACGGCGTCGCCCGCCGCCGCGGAGCGGCCTGCTTGGGGATCGTCTTGACCGCCCGCTCCCCGTAACGAGCGACCAGGTGGGCCAAAAATTCCGGCGCGTGCGTATCGACACGGCCGGCGAGGTCGGTGATTGCGGCCTTGGTCTCGGGGTAGACCCGGACTTTGTCGGTGGCGCGGCGCACGTCGCTCATCGGGGCGCCTCGAGGATCGCCTGGGCTTTGTTGGTGAGCAGGCCGGCCGCGACCGCCTCCACGATGGCGAACATCGCGATGCGGTCCGTGGCGCTCTTGGTGTCCGCGAAATCAACGCCCAGACGGAGACAGCCACGGAGCCATCCGGAGAGGTAGTCGAGCGCGTGGCAGCGCTGTCCGGTCGAGCCGTACAGCAGCTCCTGGGCCGCTTGCGCCAGCGGGACGGCAGTGACCGGCAGGCTCACGGGGCCACCTCGGCGAGTTTGGCCGCGTTGCGCAAGGCCTCCGCGCGCTGAGCCGGGGTAGCGGCATCCCAGTCCCGGAGCATTCCGCGGATGACCTCGCAGCTCTCGGCGTCGGCCATTGACTGCGCCTTCCCGCCGTGGCGCTCGGCGTATGCGCGGGCGCGGCGCTCGGTGATCCCGAACATCCGCTGGAGGAAGGCGAGGGCGATCATGCTTCCTCCTCATCAGCGTTCCCTCGCAGTCCGACCGCTGCGAGCTTCTCTCGCCACTCCTGCGTCGTCATAGGGACCCCCTTCTGGTGCGTTCCAACCACGACCACGACGAACTCCTGACCGGGCGGCGGTGAGTAGTCTACCCAGAGGCGCCGCATCTTGCCGTCCTCGCCTTCGTTGTCGTAGTGGGCGCGAAAGGTCCGGAGACGCTGCGGTCCGAGGACGCTCACTCGATGGGTTCCGTCTTGTGAATTGCCAACATGGCGTCGAGGAGCTTCTTGAGTTGCGAGACCGATCCCCAGTCTACGACGATGTGCCTTTCCTCTTGGGAGAGGATGAGCGACCCGCCCGCGTCGATCGACGCGGAGATGGGCGCGTTGGGCAAGTCTTCGTTGCCGGTTTCTTGGTGCAGCAGGTGGGCGTGGTTGAACAACCGCTCGATCGTCATCGGTTCGTCCCTCCCTTTCTGGCTACGGTACCCCGCGCGGTGCCCCGTGTCAAGGGGGTGGCCGCCGAGTTTACAAATCTGTAACACGGCCATCGGATAGACTGCCGACGAGGAGGGACCGGCAATGCAAACCGTCTACGTCCAGCGGGAAGGATGGGGGGCCGACGACAAGCTCCCCCGGCTCGGCCACCTGGTGGCGCCGGAGAAGCGGACGGAGGTCTTCGTCCACCACACCGTCACTCTGGATTCCGACAGCACCCCCAACGAGTGGGAGACCTGGACTGAGATCGCGGCCAAGATGCGCTTCCTCCAGACCTGCCGGCCCGATCTGGGCCTCGACGTGCCGTACACGGCTGTCGCCTTCTGTACGCCTGACCGCCTGGTGGTCTGTGAGGGCCGCGGGCTCTACCGCACCGGCGCTCACACCCCCGACCACAACACCAGCGCCCTTGGGGTCGCCTTCGCCGGCGACTTCGAAGCCAAGCCGGCGCCGGCGAACCTCGACTGGCGGTTGATCGAGCTGGGGCAGTGGCTCGGTGGTCTGCGGGACTTCGGCTTCCCCGCCCTCGGCACCTCCCGTCCCAGCCCCGATCGGATCGCGTGGGGTCACCGCGAGCAAAGGGCCACGGCCTGCCCCGGCAAGCTCCTCTGGGAGCGGCTGCCGCTGATCCAGTTCTAGGGCCTGGCGCGAAGTCCCTGACCACCGATTTGCTGCCAGGCTGCTGGGCGCCTCGTCGCGCGTCCTGCGCTGTCGGTGTCGCCAGAGCCCTACCCCACGCACTCGGCGCGTGGCGCGATTGTGGGGCCTCCTACGGGCTCAGCTCTCTTGACGGATCTTCCGGCGCCACCAAGCCCAGCAGCCGCGCCCACGCCGCGTCGACCCGGACGAAGTCGGCAAGCGGCGCCAACGGCTTGTCCGGCGGCCAGAAGAGCCGCACGCCGTCGGGATCGCGGCGCTGTCGGAGACGAGGAACGGTCCCGGTGGCTGCCGTATCGTGGCGCTCCCGTCGACGGCGCCAGCGGTTCGCCTGTGCCGGGCTCATCCGACCGGGTGCGATCACTCGAACCTCCCGCGCGCATCCCGCGGCTGTTCGTTGGCGTGCCGACGGTTGTGCTCGGCGCCGTCTGGGTAGTGCCTGAGCTTGGCGAGTCGGTCGTCGTCGAGGTCGCCGCGGTGGTCGACGTGCTCGGAGGCCTGGAGCGGCCGGCCCAGCTTCTCCGCCACCCGCAGCCTGGAGCGCCACTGCTGGCCGGCTTGGTTGGCGAGGGGGTGAGCGCGGCCCAGGTAGACGCGGACTCGGCCGCGGACGTCTTTGGCCTGGCGGGGGTACTGCTTGCCGCGGCCGAGCTTCATCGCGGAAACTCCTTCCGCGCCCACAGTCGGTCCGGGATGCGCCCCTGCTCGCCGGGCCTGAAGGCGCCATCCTGCTTGACAAACAGCGGCACACCGGCAGTATCGCATTGCTCGGCGACGCTTTCCAACCAGGCAAGATCGAAGGGGCGGCGGTTGGGGCCGGACTCACCGCCGATGACGAGCCAGTTGAGGAACCTTCCGTCCTGGGCTGCCGTCCAGACGCACGGATCGCAGTCACCGCAGCCACCGCCGGACGCGGCCCATCCGAAAGTACATTGCCTCATCCACCGTGCGAACCGCACCGCCTCAAGCGCCGGCTCGTAGCTCACGAACCGCACGACGGCGGGGCATTCGAGCAGGAACGGAATCCGTTCATCGGCTCGCTGCTGATCCTCGGCGCTGGTGCCGAGCCAGACGTTCGGGAGGGCCCACCCGTGATTGGGAGCCATGAACTCTGGCAACTCCATCGCGATGCCGGCCGAGATTACGCAGAAATCAGCCTCGCCCCGCGGAAGCCCCAGCGCGATCGTTCTCCGCGTTGCCCAGTCGAACCACTTACTCGCCCGCTCCGGATGCTTCGTCAAGATCTGAAACGTGTGCTGCGGGCAGGCCGCCATTACCCCGAAGACTGCGGCGATGACCTCGTTGGAAAGCGCCGGATGGAAGAGATCCGAGAGCGAGTTGACGAAGATCATCCGCGGCTTGCGCCAGCGCAGCGGCCGGTCGAGCATGGACGGGATCAGCTCGACCTTGCGAGTCCACCGCGGCCCCGCCGGAGTCTGCTCGGCGAAGCCCTCGCCCCATGTCCCGGAGTGCCGGGCGGTGAGCGCCTCCGCGTAGCAGTTGACGCAGCCGGGAGATACACGGGTGCAGCCGCGGACAGGATTCCACGTCGCGTCCGTCCAACCGATGCCGGTCCGTTCGGCCATCTACCGCCCCCTCTCCCGTCTCCGCACTCGAAGCGGAGCCAGCTCGACGATCGCCGACCAGACGAGCGCGGCGAGGGTAAGAACCACGCCGGCGAAGACCGGAAAGGCGTCGACGGCGAAGACTCCGGCGGCCGTCCCGGCCAGTGCCGGCGTCAACAGGGCGGCGTACCTCACTTCGCGGCCTTCTTCCTCGGGGCGGGCTTGGTCTTCTTCGCCTTCTTTTTGGACGCCTTCTTGAGCGTGCCGTCGGCCTTCAGACCCGCCCAGCTCTTCGGCTCCGGCAGTTCTTCGTCGGCGGCGGTCCGGATCGGAGCGAGATCGAGCTTGACCAGCTCGGCGACCGCCCTCAGCTCCGCGAACTGCGCGGCGGTATCCGCGCCAGGCCAGTAGCGGCAGCGAGAGGTGAGCACTTGTAGGAACGACGCCCATAGGCCGATGACGAGCGACAGGTTGAGCGGCCCCTCGGTGGCGAGCACGGAGTAGGCCTCGAAGATCCCCCACGCCGCGGTCACCGGCCACTTCTTCCGCGCCTTCAGCGTCGCGACGACGTCCTCGGAGAGGCCGGGAAGGCATCCCCATGCAGTCGTTTCCTGTCTCTCGTTGGGCGGCGCGAGATCGGAGAACTGCCGAAGGTCGAGCGGCGGGCACCAGTTGACGCTTTCGTACCTGTGCTTCGTGCCGTAGGCGAGGGCGAGCGCCGCCATCGTCGCGATGGTGGGCAAGCTCTCCGACGGTACGTCTCCCAGCGCCAGGAGGCTGCGCTCTACGGCGAGCTTGTCGCGGCGGATCTGGAGCTGCTTGCGCCGCTCGGCCAGCGCCTTGACGACGCCGTCGCCGCGGCCGGAGCGGCTGCCGCCCTTGCTCGGCTTTTTGGCCCACCCGGTCTGGCCTTCGCGGTCGCCGCCGACGTAGACGACCGGCATGGCCCCTGGCGCGCCGGGCTTGGCGGCTGGCCACCTGTCGTAGCTCTGGAGAAGAGCGCCCTTCCGATAGCTCGGCGGCTTCTCGTTGTGGCTGTAGTGGCCCTCGTCGATCAGTATCAGGTCCTCGCCGTGCTCTTCCTTGGCGGCCGCGATTACCGCGGTGGTGTGCGCCTCGAGCTTTCGGTCCCAGCACTTGGGGTCGCAGCAGTTTCCGAGATCATCGCCCTTGGCCGGTTGCATCTCGTCGAAGAGCAGCGGTGCGGCCCCGGTCCGCTTCGGGCAGGCGATGCAGGACCCGGCGGCCGGCACCAGGTCGGCGTCGTCTTTCTTCCACGGCGCCTTGGCCAACGACCGCAGTACCAAGCGGTCGATGGTCTCCGAGAGGCGCGCGATGGTCGGCAGCGCGTACCCGCGATCGAAGAGCCAGTGCGTCTCCTGCAGGACCTGGTCTTGGGACGCGACCGGTAGCCGGGCCACGACCTCCAGGTGGCCGGCCCCCAGCAAGCGGTACAATTTCTTCGGGTCGGCGATCGCCTTCTGCCACTTCGCGCCCAGCTTAGTCAGCTGGGCGCAGCGGCTCACCCAGGCCGGACTCCGGCCGGTCTCTCTGGCGACCTCCTCCACACCCCACCCGACCCGGCCGAGGAGCAGCTCGATCGAGGCCGCCTCTTCGAGCGGGGCGAGGTCCTTCCTCTGCAAGTTCTCGACGGCGGTCAAGGTGACCGCCTGATCGTCGGTGAGCTGCCGCACGATCGCCGGGATCTCGAGCAGCCCTGCCGCGGCCGCGGCGCGCTTCCTCCGCTCGCCGGCGACGAGCTCGTAGCGCTCGCCGGTCGGTCGCACGACGATCGGCTCGATCACGCCGACCGCGCCGATCGACGCGGCCAACGACAGGTCCTCCGCGTCGGGTTGCCGGCTGAAGTGCCGCCGCTGCCATGGCGACGGGTCGATCAGAAACAGCGGGATGGACCGGAACGCTTCCTGATCGACCACCAGCGACGTCGCTTCCGCCTGCTCCTTCTTGGCTCTCGTCATCGTCGTCTCCTCTCTGGGGGGTTATCGAAGCTCCTCGCTCAGCCGCACCGAGCTGCCGGTCGTGTCCACCAGGCCTCTGGCGCGGAGTCGCTGCAGGTAGGTGTCGCGGCTCGACCGCTTGTAGCCGGTCGCCGCGTCGATCTCGTCGCGCTGGATCTCGTCGGCGGCGGCCACGGCGCGCAGCACGGCCTCCTCGCCGGCGGGTAGCTTGCCGCCGAGCCAGTAGGCCAGAAGCTCCGGGCCCTCCGGTAACGGCTCGTAGTCGCTGCCCAGCGCGGCGAGTCCGGCCGCGGTCGAGAAAAAAGCGCCGCCATTCTGCCGCACCAGCTCGCGCGAGCGGAGCCGCTGGAGGTAGGTGTCGCGACTGCTGCGCTTGTAGGCGGTGGCGACCAGCAGGAACTCGCGGGATGCCCCGTGCGGCCGCTGTGCGACGGCCGCCAGGATCCTGCGCTCGCCGACAGAGAGATCACCGCCGGCGTCGCGGGTCGCTGCGGCCGGCGGTGGTTGGCGCGACTGCTCGCGCGACGGGACCATCGGCGGCGCTGCGACCGGGCGGCGCCCGGGCGATCCGGGCGGCTTGCGCGGTAACGGGGAGGCGGCCGCGCGAACGGCTTCCCGGGCGACGTCCGCCGCTTCCTCGGCCAGCGCTATCAGGACCCGCGATCCATCGCCGATCTTCTGAACGAGCGCGGCGAGACGTTGGGGCGGCAGCGCCAGCATGGCGATTCGGACGTTCCGATCCTCGACCGCTGCCTCGAGCTCGTCGACCCGTCGCCGTAGTTCTGCGGCGGCCCCCCCCTCTCCGTCCACCTCGGAGCGCCGCACCCCTGCGGCGGCGAGCTTCTGCTCGGCGTCCCGAAGTCGGCGCCTCAGCTCGGCGGGGTCGCTTTCCTTGGCGCGCTCGACGGCATCCTCCATCTTGCTACGCAGCGCTTCGAGGTCGACGTCGGCCAACGTCGCCGTCGGCCGGGTGCTCGCGCGGCCGACAACCGGGGTCCCGCCGGAGTCGAACGTCTTCCGGCGGTCGAACTGCACGCGCGCGGTCAAGCCCAGCCACTGTGGGCTCCAGACCCAGGCCTCGCCATCGGCCAGCTCCGGCAAGGAGTCGACCAGGTCGACGGCGCCGGCGTGAGCGCGCACCCAGCCGAGGATGGCCTTGCGGTCGAGTGGTGCCGTCGTGCGCAGCACGATCAATGCCTCGGCCATGTCCAGTACGTCCTTGTTGACCGCCGCCGAGCGCTGGCTGATGATCGTTGCCCCGACGCCGCGGAAGCGCCCGCGCTTGACCAGCCGCTGCCAGGCGCCGAGACACCGGGGCAGCTCGCCCCGCTCGCTGGGCCGCTGCGGTAGGTAGTCGTCGGCCTCCTCGAGGAAGAGGTGGAGTGGGTCGCGGTTCCGCCTGAGGAGCGAATCGGCGAAGTCCGCCAGAAACCTGAACTGGTGCTGGCGGGTATCGAACTCGCTGACGTCCAGGACGCACGTCAGCCGCCGCTCGGCCACCATCTCGGCGATCAAGCGGCCGGCGGTAGGTTCGAGCGGAAGGTCGCCATGGAGCCCGCCGAAGATCGGCACCGACAAGCCGGCCCCGTCGCCGGCGGCGTTGGAGCGGACACCGTACCAGTCGCCCTTGGGGTCGATGGCCACCCAGGGGATACCGGCCGCCTGCATGACCTCGGCGGTGCGGACCGCGGCGTTGCTTTTCCCGGCGCCGCTCATCGCCAGAATCGCCATCCGGCGGGTGGCAGCGTCGAGAGGAAGGGAGAGACCGGGGCCGAGCTGGAGGGTCTTCACCGGCCGGTCCCAAGAAGCCCCACCGGTTGCCAGATCAACACCCGCACCACCGCCCCTGACCGTCCGCCGGCCTCGTGGTAGAACTTCCTGATTCGCCCGTCCACAACCAGCGCATCGTCTCGGAGAAAGCCGCACTGCACCATCGCGTCCAGGATGGCCTTGTCGGCGTTGTCGCGGTCGGGCTTGGCGAGGTAGAGCACCAGCTCATCGGGAACGTCTCGGCTCCGTCCGCCGTAGATCTCCCGCGTCCGCTTGTTGAAGGTCTTCGGCCGCGGAAAAAAGAGGTCCAAGTCCACCGCCACCGGCCCCTCGAGCGGAGCTGATGGGCGGTGCGGGGTCAGCGCGGCGACCACGATCGCCTTCCACCCGTCCGCCGTACCAGGATCGTAGACGCCGTGCAAGAACTTCGACGACCTCGCCCGCGGCTGACCCTTGGGGATGCCGTCGATGCGGACCTCGCAGAGCAAGCGAAAGGCGAAGGTCATGCGCTGTCCGGTTCGCCGAAGCCGAGGATTTTGCGGAGCACATCCCGTGCCGCCGGCGTCAGGGCCTGGCCGATGTAGCACCACTGCATGTCCACCGACGCCGGCCGTGGCGTGCCGTCGTCTCCCCACAGCCCTGGCCCCTTCGCCAGCCCGTCGAAAAAGGCGGCTTGCTGGTCGGATCCCCAGCCGGCGAAGAGCATGCCCATGGCAACCGGGTCGCGCTCAAGTTTGGCGATGGCGTACGCCACGTCGAGAGCGCGGAGCGATCGGGCGCGCTCTGACTCGAACACACCGAGCAGACGGCGCGCCATCGTCGAGAAGATGCGCTCGCGGTCCTGGCTGGCCGCGAGCGCCTTGCGGTTGAAGAGGTCCACCGGGGCCTCTACCCGGTGGCCGCGACCGGTTTCGGAGACGGAACTGCCTTCGGACCGCTCGCCTTCGGATCGTCGTCGAATAGGTTCAGATTCGGGTCGCGGGTGAGGATCGCGCGACCGAACGCGGCGATGTCGGCGAGGTAGCAGCCGTGCCTCTCGACCACCTCCCGAAACTCTTCCAGGTCGTGCTTGACAATGCGCCAGCGAAGGGCGCCATGGCCGTCGATCGCCTGCTCGATGCCGTCGGCCCCCATGGAGGGGGCGAGGTGGCAGAGCTCGTGATGGACCAGCGCCGACCGCTGCGCCTTGTTGAACGTCCGCCAGTACGCCTGGTTCAGGATAACGATCGCGTCCAGCCCGTGCAGCTGGCGCTCCAGCTCGGTCGTCTTCTTCATCCGGCCGAGGACAATTCTGCCGTCCCGGTCGGGCTTCCTTCCGATCATCCATGCGGCGCCCACGTGGGCATCCGCCAAATCCTTCTTGTACTTCTTGATCGTCGCGGCGACCAGGTCGTGGATCTCGGCGCCTTCCTTGGTATCCTGGGTGATCAGATCGTAGGTCTTCTTCGGCGGCAACTTCGCGCGCTTCCCGCTCTTCTTCGCCATTGGTTTCCGTCCTGCCTTTCTGCCCCGCGGGGCCGGTCGGTGGTGTGCTACCATCAGCGGCGACGGCTTCCGCCGTCTGTCGTCTCACCGCGGGCCGCCCGGTCATCCCGGGTTGGGCGGCCCGCACCTCCCCCTCGCAGCGCTCAGCCGGCAATCCGCCAGACCCGCGTCCGGCGGTCCTGCCAGTCGGGCACCACCAGCCCTTCGTCTCGCAGCCCGGCGAGATGCTGGCGGATGTTCTGGGAGGTACTGCCCACCGCCTGCACCAGGGCCGACACCGTAGCTCCCGACCTCGGGCGCCTGCGGAGGTAGGCGAGGATCTTGTTTCGCATGCTTGCCACTCCTTTCTGGTTGTGGTATACAGTATCCGAGCGGCGGAGTCAAGCGCCGGAGACCGACCACAGAAACGGAGGCGACCATGATGAAGCGTGAACGGGAGGCGGATCAGGATGGCGCTGTGCCGACGACTGGCAACGGCGGTGGCATGAAGATTGTCGGGGCGACCATCCAGGACTTCAAGCGGATCGAGGTGGTCGAGATCCTCCCCGGCGATGGACCGGTGGAGGTGTCTGGCCGCAACGAGCAGGGCAAGTCGAGCATCTTGGACGCCATCGAGTCGGCTCTCGGCGGCAAACGCCGCCAGCCAGAGAAGCCGATCCGGCGTGGCGCGGAGTCCGCGCGAGTTGTTCTGACTCTTGACGGCGTGATCGTCGAGCGGGTCTGGACGGAGAAGACGGATCGGCTGGTGGTGAAGAACGCCGACGGCTACTTCGCCAGCGAGCCGCAGCGCCGCCTCGATGAGCTGGTCGGCGGGCTGGCCTTCGATCCACTCGCCTTCATGGCGGAGAAGCCCGGCGACCAGCGCGCTACGTTGCTCCGCCTGGTTGGCGTCGACCTCGACGCCATCGAGATGCGGCGGCGCGCCGTCTACGAGGAGAGGACGGAGGACGGGCGCGAGTTGCGCCACGCGAAGGAGCGATTGCTGGCCGCTCCAGAGCCCTCCGCTGGCACGCCGGAGGAGGAGGTAGACAGCCGCGCCATCTCGGCTGAACTGTTCGCCGCCCACCGACGGCACGCCGAGGCTCACGACGCCGAGCGCGCCGTCGGGCTCGCCGGCAAGCGACTTGGGGAAGCCGCCGCGAAGATCGAGCGGATGAAGGCCGATCTGAGCGCGGCGCAGCAGGCCATGAAGGAGGTGAGGGTCGCCGGCATGGCCGCAGCCGTCGCTGAGACAAAAGCCAAGGCCGACCTTCCCGACCTCGACAAAATCCAAGTGCGGTTGGATGGTATCGAGCAGACCAACCGCGCCGTGCGGCAACGACAGGAGCGCTGGGCGCTGGCGGAAATGGTCGACTCCTGCCAGGCGCGCTGGGATGCGAAGACCCGCGATCTGGAGGCGATCGACCTGGAGAAGGCACAGGCGCTCTTCCGGGCGACGATGCCGGTCGAGGGCCTGGCCGTCACTGATGACGGCTTGATGTTCGAGGGTCTGCCGCTGTCGCAGGCGTCGCTCTCGCGGCGCGTGCGGATCTGCACTAAGATCTCGGCCGCCCTCAATCCCAAGCTGCGGATCGCGCTGATCCGCAACGGAAACGACCTCGACCGCGAGACGCTGGCCGCCTTTTACGCCGAGTGCGCGGCGGCCGGAGTGCAGCCCTGGGTCGAGCGCATCGATCCGACTACGCCCGGCGCGCTCATTATCGAGGCGGGCCGCGTGGCGGCGAAGCGGGGGGACCGGTGAGCGCGGGCGACCGGGTGGACGATGCGATCGACTTCGACGCCCCGCTCACCGCCGAAGAGGAGCTGGGCGTCGCCAGCCTCCGCGCGTGGGAGGCGCTCATCCAGGCGGAGACCGCGGAGGGGCACCGCGAAGAGGTCCAAGCGATCCGCGATCTGATGGCCGTCTGCGCGTTCGGTGGCGCCCGCGACGCCCTCCGCGCACTGGAGCCGCTGGCGGCGCCGATCCGGGAGGCACTCAAGGACGTGGACGTGCCGCCGGCGGCGGGGGAACCGTCATGATCAGGCGAGATTTCGAGCCGACGTGGACCGCGCATGAAGTACTCGGAACCAAAAGGAGCGCGCGATGACAAGGGCGACTGAGTGCGACTGTTGCGGCAACCTCGTCAAGCTACTCGATGCCATCTCGGTCGAGGTTCTACTCCCGACGAAGATTGAGCCGGACGGCGACACGACCAGCGAGAGCGCGTGGGAATTCCATCTCTGCCGGACCTACTACTCGGTCAGCCATCAGCTCTCCTCCGTCCATTCGATCGGAAAGTCGCGTCCGGACGGCGGCGTTCGCGGCCGTGCTGTCGGCGGCGTGTCTCGGTGGTCTTCGACGTCGAAACCGGCGGGCTCGACAAGACCCGCCACCCGATTCATCCAGCTGGCGGCTATGGCCTGCGAGCTACCCGACTGGCACGAGGTCGGCACCTTCGAGGCCAAGGTCCAGTTCGATCCGGCCCTGTGCGAGGCCTCCGCCCTGGAGAAGAACTCCTATTCGGCCGGGGCGTGGGAGACTGCGATCCCGTGGCCACTCGCGGCGATCAACTTCTCCGGATTCCTACGCGAACACGCCACCGTCGCGCGGGTCAGCGCTCGCACCGGGCGCTCCTACTCCGTCGCCCTTGGCTGCGCACACAACGCCGAGTTCGACTTCGGCTTCGTCGCCGAGGGCTTCAAGCGGCTGAACCTCTTCCTGCCGATGGCGTTCGGCCCGCTCTGCACCTTGGCGCTGGCGCGCTGGGTTACGATGCAGTCGAGAAACCCTCCGCGCGATCACCGGCTTGAGACGCTGTGCGACTGGCTGGGTATCGAGCACGACCAGGCACATGACGCGCTTGGCGACGTGCGGGCGACGACGAAGCTCGCGGCGGCGCTGTCCAAGCACGTCATCGCCGGAGGCTTGCCGTGAAACAGTCGGCCATCTCGCCCAACCAGCTGCTGCAAGAGCTGGCGTTCGTCCTCGCCAACGACCCAGGCAAGATCAAGGTCGCCGACGCCCGCGCGCTACTACTCGACTCGGCCCGGGCCGGCGGCGGTCCAGCGAGGATTGTTCTCGCCGTTGATGACGAGACGGTGAAGTCCCTCCGCGGCCCGCCGGACAAGGCCCGCTGGCGCGTCGCCTTGGTGGCGATCAATGTCGAGGCGATCCGGCGGCGAGAGAGCCGAATCGTGCTACCGGGGGAGCGGCGCTGATGGCCTGGCACTCGACGACGCTGTCCTTCGCGAGCCGCCACTGCCCGCGCGCCCTGGACTACCGGCTCGCTGGCGAGCCCTACGACCGGACGCCCTACCTCGTCGGCGTCGCCGCCCATGCGGTCCTGCAAGCCCTTGGCGAGGCGGCCCGCGAGCGCGGACCGATGGTGCCGTCGGAGGACTCGGAGGTTGCGGTCAAGGCTTGCGGCGACCTCATCGCCAGCGGCCGGATCTTCGAGGGCGAGCAGGAGCCGCCATTGCCCAGCGAGGCTGTCTGGCTCGGTTGCGAGATCGCGCTCGGCTATCTCAGGCTGTCGGAGCCGCCGAGCGGTCGCTGCAAGTACGAGATCGGCTTGGGGGTGGACCGCGACTGGAAGCCCTGCGCCTACCGCGACGCCTGGCTGGGGGGCATCATCGACGTGCTGGGCGAGGACTTCGACGAAGAGGTCGGCGGGCGGGTCCTGCTGGTCAAGGACTGGAAGACTGCTTGGCGCGCCGGCTCCGAGGACACCTACATCTTGCAGCGGCGGATCCATGCGCTCGTGGCTTGGGCTCACGCCGACCGCTCGGCGTACGCCGGACTGGCTACCGAGGTGGTCAATCTCCGCACCGGCAAGAACTATCGCGAGACGATCGCTGTCGGCGACGCCGAGGGCGAACACCGACTGGCGACGTGGCGGGCGGCGATCGAGACCGAGATCCGCGCCCGCGAACAGCAGGTCGGCGAGGATGGCCAGCGGCCGGTCGCCCCCGGCGCCTACTGCGCCGGCTGTCCCTACCTATTCCGCTGTGCCGATGGGCGGGCGGCCATGATGGCGACCGTCACGCTTGATGATCCGACGCGGATGGCGACCACCTTCGCCGCCCTCGACGCTGCCCACCGGCACCTTCGGCCACTGGTGCAGCGCGCCACCGGCGAAGCCCCCATCCCCGTCGCCGGCGGCATCGTCGGCTATCAGCCCACCGAGCAGCGCAAGCTCAAAGCCGGCGCGGTAGAGGCCCTGTGGCAGACGTGGACCGGCGGGCGCAAGGATCTCGACGCCGACGCCATGCGGTCGGTAGCGATCCGGCTACTGACCGTCGTCGGCCTGTCGCCGACACAGGCTGACACGGCGCTCCGCAAGGTGGAGAAGAGCAAGGCCGAGCGCGCGACGTGGCGCGACAAGTGGACGGCGCCGGTGGTCAAGCGGCGATTCGGCGTCCACAGGTTGACAGGCGAAGATGATGACGCCGACGGCTCCGACGATGCGATAGACTGACGCGCCGGGGTGGCTTCGGCCGAAGCCCGACCCCAAGTCGCTGGCGGCCCGTTCCCAAAGGCGAGCCCCGGCTTTCAACGAACGACCGGAACGGGAGGATAAAAAATGGAACACGGCGGCGGCGACTGCCCACGATCCGAGATTGACCGCCTCGACCCCATCGAAAAGCGGCTGGCCGCGCAGGTCGCCGCCATCCTCAGCATCGCCAAGAAGCTGCCGTGATCGCCGAACCCGCCGGCATCGCCGGCGTCCGCCCCGTCGATCCGGTCGCCGTATCGCTCACCGTCGGCGTGCGATCCGCCGCCGGCCAGCCGGTCGGCAACGACAGCTTCCACCTCATGTCCGCCGGGACCGAGAAGAAGGACTACCCCGGTCGCGGCGGCAAGACCTGGAAGGCGCACACCAGGTCGCCCCACCCCTCCTTCGCCGCGCTGCACGCGCGGATCGCCGACGGCGAGAACCTGACCGTCATCCGCGGGCAGCTGGTCCACGCGCGGATGGAGGACTGCTTCGCGTGGTATAGGGCGGCGCAGAAGCTCCCTGGTAAGTGGCCCGGCCACCCCGACGAAGTTCCGTCCTGCCGCGGCGACGGCCGCACCGCCATCCGCTACTACGGCGAGGCGGGCAAGCTTGACGACTTCCGGTCGATCGTCTGCCCGAACCGGGCGTGCGAGTTCGCGGAGATCTGCAAGCCGAAGGGCAAGCTGTTGTTCATGTTGCGCTGGCCGAAGCATGACCACCCGGCCCTGCTCTGTAAGTGGGCGACGCAGAGCTGGCGCAACATCAAGGGCGTGCTCGGATTGTTCGAGCTGGTCTTCGGCACCGAGTACGTGGTGTCGGACCCGCAGCCCGGCGAGCCCGTCCGGGCTGGCATGGTCCAGGCTTTCGGGCTGCAGCCGGAGGACGTGTCCCTGGTAGGGCTGCCATTCCAGCTGACCCTCGGCCGAGGGACGCGGCCAAGCAAGGGCGCCAGCTTCCCGCTGGTCGCGATCTCCCCCGACGGAGACCTGGGCGCATGGCTGGAATTCCAGACGCAGCGGGCGCGGATGCTCCAGGGCGGTGGTGACCGAATCGCCCTACCGACCGCCACCATCGCAGACGACCGGCCGGCAGAGCCTGGAGACTTCGGGGCGATCTCGGTGCCGGTGGTCGAGGACCTCGTCGAGGGAGAGGAAGTCGGAGCGGAGGGCGGCCCCCGGCCGCAGGCCGCGACGCCGGCCGCCGCAGAGCCGCCACTTTCCGCGGTTGGCCCATCCTCCGCCCAGCGCCTCGACGAGATGGGAGACGAACGTCGCACCGACGCCGAGATGGAGCGCCTCGACGGTGCCCGCAAGCTGACCTCCATCAGTCGTCGCGCCGTCCAGAAAGAGTCCGTCCGGCGCTTCGGGGTCATTCCTCGCTTCCTCGGGCTTCAGCAGCTCGCCACGCTGGTCTCCTGGCTCGATGCCGGCGGGGTGGACCCGCCAGAGCAGCCCGCGTCCGAGCCGACACAAGCCGGGCTGTTTGGGGGTTGACGGGCCGATCGATCATGGTGTAGATTCCGGTCTATGACACGAGCGAGGGTTCTAGCCGCCGCGCTGGCGAAGTGCGGTGGCGTCCAGACGATCCTGGCAAAGAGGCTCGGCGTCAATCCCCGGGTTCTGTCGCGGTGGCTCGGCGGCGGTCCCGGTCCGGGTCGTCGCTACCTCGTCCCGCTGGCAGAGATCGCCGGCGTCGACCCCGTGGACGTTCTGGAGGTGGACATCCTGGCTGGGGCGAGGGGTTGGCGCGGCATGAGGGCGCAATGAAGGGCGGCCACATCCCGGTCCACATTCAGCGGTGGTCGCCAGCCGACTACCAGACTGACCCCTACGTGAAGCTGCTCCTCCGCCGTCAGGACTACGAAACTCTGACGTTCTACCGGCAGTTCATCGACATCAGCTTCCTGCAGGGCGGCGATCTGCCGGCCGACATCGAGCTGTTGGCCGCTGCCGTAGACATGCCGGAAGAGGCGGTCTCCCGCGCCCTCGAGCGGTGCCTCAACCGACTGGTCTTCGTCGACGGCGATCGGCTGTATCAACTCCGAGTCCGCCGCGAGATTCGCAAGGAGCTGGAGTTCCGGGACGGCCAGGGACAATCCGGCTACCGCGGCGGCAAGGCCAGCGGCGCAGCCCGCCGCGCGAAGGCTCAGCGAAGGCTCAGTGAAGGCTCAGTGAAGGCTAGCCTTCAAGGCCACAACCAAGGCGATGATGGCGACGAATCGAAGGCTCGTCCGAAGGCTACATTGAAGGCTCATCGAAGCCCGCCGGCGCCTACGCCGGCGCCTACGCCTTCTCCCTCCCCTACTGCTGCACCTCCCTCTCAAACAGCATCATCCGTGGCGTCTCCCCCCCTCGACGGAGCCGCCGCCGAAGACGTCGCCGGCGATGATGCTGCCGGCGCGGATGCCGGAGTGGGACAAGGCCCAGAAGCGAAGACCGAACTGCTGCGGGTCTTTGCCGAGATGCTGAATAGCAGACCGACGGCCGGTGACGGAGCGGTCGCAGTCGAGCTGGCACGGGAGGGCGTCTCGCCAAAGATTCTTCGCGCGGCGATGGTCCTAGCCCTTGGCCGAACGGCCGGCAACGGTTCCGCTTCCCCCCGCAGCCTCGCCTACTTCCGCCCCGTGATCGAGGAGCTGCTGGCCGACCCGAACGCCGACGGACGCTACCTCGACTACGTGATCACTACCCAGGGCCGGATCTCGGCGGCTCGTCGAGCCGTCCGACGCGGCTCGTGAGAAAACGTTGCGCTATTGTTTGACACCACTAATCCCCGACCTCGGCCTGACGCGGGGCGGAAAGGAGAGACGCGATGAAGACCAGGAGCACTCGGAGGGTAGCACTCGCGGCCGCCACGCTGGTGGCACTGCTCGCCGTCGGCCAGCCGGCACACGCCGGACTCGGGAAGTACCTCGGGAACCTCAGCCGGGCGGCGATGGGTCGCAGTGGGGGCCCGACCCTCGACGGCTTCGCCGCCTCGCCACCGCTCGGCGCGGTGGAGGCCGGATGCGCGGAGGTCGTGTTCGTGACGACCGTCGGTGGCGATCCCTCGAGGCCGTCGCTGATGGCGCGGTTCTGTGGGGAGAGCGGCGTGGTAGGGAACAAGATTCAGCAAGGCTCGCGGATGAAGCTCAGGAAGTACGAGCTGATCGCCGGTGACGGCCTACCGGTTGCACTCGTTGCCCAGAAGGCGGCTGGCGGGTGGAAGGCCAGCTGGTCGAAGGGCGACAGCGACCTGCTGCTCGCGAAGGGTTACTTGGTACTCGGCGCGGCATTGAGTCGCGACCCCGAGACCTACAGAAGGGTTTTCGATCAACTTCCAGGGCAGGAGGCGCTGCTCCAACGCCAGCTCGGCATGATCAACGCCGCCGCCGAACCGAGTAGCGGCGCGATCGGCTCGGCCTTCGGTGCGATCGTCTCGCAATCGGCCACCGGACCCGGCGACCGGGAATCATCCGTACCGGGACCCGTAGTCGCTCCGCCGGCGCCGGCACCGCAAGCGGACCCGGCCTGCACGCTGACCTTGCGCGCCCTCGACCTCCAGCTCACACGACTCCAGCAGCTGGTCAAAGGTGGCGCTCCGTTGCCTGTCATCGCCGGCGACCTCGATCTCTGCCGGCAGACGGCGGCGGCGTTTCTTGGGGCCCCACCGAAGTGACGCGCACACGCCATCGCGATCTGAACAGACGGAAACCGTTCTTCGGGTAGTAGACTGACCACAAACCGCCGTTCCTCGCCGAGAGCGACAACGGCCAAAAGGAGGAAAACCGATGAAGCTGCACCGCACCGCTCTCGCGTTCCTCGCCGCCGTCATCTCGGCCGGGCTGACGGCCTGCCCCAAGCCGGAGACGAAGGTCTATCTGCAGAACCCGACCGACCCCGGCCTGCCCACCTGCACTGCGCCAACGACCAACAACGCCGCGGTCATTGCGCAAGCCCCGGGCAGTTGCTCCGCGGCCGGCCCCTGCATCGCCAACTACTCCGTCAGCAGCAGCGCGGCCAAGCGGACCGCCTGGAGTTTCCCCGGGGCGCAGCCCTCGGAGGCGGAGTCCTTCAGCGGCGTGATCGCCTACAAGGCTCCCGGCATCTACGTCTGGAGCAACATCCTCTGCACCTCGACGGCGGCAGACGACCCCATGAACGCCTGCTGTCGCCAGACCACGAACACGGTCACGTTTGTCGAGGGCGGGTAGGCCTCGCTCGGTGGACGCCCCGGCCGTGCTTCAAACTCTTGGCCGGGGCCTCTTTTTTGGATTCGAGCGGGGGATGCTAGACGGCCTGTGGTATCCTCCTGTCCGCATGAAGATCACCACAGTCGCGAGCTTGGACTGACATGTTCGACGACCTCTCCAACGCCCAGAAGGCGATGCTCGTCTCGGGCGTGCTTCTCGCCTACATCGGACCGGTGGTGGCGGACTGGATGAAGCGCTACGCCTGGCTGCGCGAGCGGGCGGTCACGGTCAACTTCCTGGTGACGGCCACTGCGTTCCTGATCCCGTGGGCCATCGCAACCGGCGGCGACCTCAGCACGCTGCTCGACTACGTCCTTCTCGGCTCCGGCGTCGCCGGCATGACCGGAGCCGCCGAGAACATGAAGCGCACCAGCGCCACCAACCGACTGCTGACCGAGGGCCAACGGATCGCCGCTGCCCTGCCGCCGCTGTCGCCGGAGCACGCGGCCATCCCGCCGGCCGCGCTCGGCGACCCGGCCTACCTGCGGCGACTGCTGGCCGTCGCGGAGGGGCGGGCGAGCGCCACCGCCGCCATCGATCAGCCGCCGGCGGCCGCCGACGCCACCGAGGGCCCGAAATGATCACCCTGCTCACGCTTGCCGCCGTCTACCTCGTGGGGCTCTTGGTGTACGATGCCCAGCCATTCAACGGCCTGATCGTCGCGGCCGTAGTCGTGCCGCACGTGATCGAGGAGCGGGCGCTCGGCTTCCGCGGCTGGATCAACGCCCTGGTGTCGGGCAACGGCTACAACCGCTACCGCCCGATCGGGAGTTTGGAGGCCGCGTTTCAGGGCATCGCCCTGCTGGTCGCCCTGCCGTGTCTCGCCCATCTCGGCGGCGCGTGGCTCGCTGGCGCCATCGGCTTCATGGCTGCCGACCTCGCTCAGCACGTCGGGATTGCCTTCCGCCCGCCGGGCGAGGCAAGCCCCGGCCAGATCACGGCGGGGCTGCTCTACGGGCCGGTCTGCTGGCACTTCCACGACGCGGCCTTCGATCACCCCGTTGCCGCCGGCGTCGGCGCGCTGGCGCTGGGGCTCAATCTCGCGCTCGCCTTCGCCAGAGCACGGCGGATAGCGTGGTAGGCTCCGGTCATCGCGCGTAGGGGAGAGGCCGTCCCCGCCTGGCTCACTCCCAGGAGATCGCGGGTTCGAATCCCGCCGCCGCAACCACCCCCTTGACAGCTGGCCCGCAATCGTCTACGCTGTAGACGGATGGATGAGACGGGCAACCGCAGTACCCACCTAGAATCCACCCTTGACCGCTCCGGGTCGTCGGCCAGGCCCGTCTCATCCGCTGGTCTTCGGCCGGTGACTCGGGGCGGCAAGATGGGGGGGGCGATGACCACCGAATCGACCTACTCGGTCGCCGAGATCAGCTGCGACCACTGCCGCGGCGGCGTCAGCGACATCGTCCGCGGCGATCAGGTACTCTGCCGGGACGTGCCGTGCGACTACTGCCGGGACGGCGTCGAGGCGTATGCCATCATGTTCAACGGCGAGATCGACCTGGTCGTCGTCGAGCTGCGCGCTCGCGCCTTCGCCCGCGCCGACGCCGACGAGCTGGCGGCCGCGCTCAACCTCATCAACGACGCGGCGATGGCGGCCTACGTGGCCGCGCACTACGAACGGCACGGCGAGCTGCCGGCGGTGGTGACGTGACCTCCTTCTCCTACACCGACGCCGTGACCAGGATCGGCGAGGGTCGCACCACGCAGGCCAGGAAGCGGCTGCTCGTTGCCGAAGCGCTCGCGGCTGCCGGGGTCACGGGCGTCGGTCTCCAGCGGTCGATGGCCGAGGAAGCCGCCGGCGACGTTGTCGCTCCCGAGCGATTCATGCTCACCGGCTACGGCGAGATCGCGAGCCGACTCGGCGCCGCGACGGCAGCGGTGCGGCGTGCAGTGGCGGAGGGGCGGCGATGAGGCTCCTCTTCCACCTCCGCTGCGGCGACGTCCTCGCCGCCCAGCCCGAGATCCGCCGGTGCAAGTGCGGCCAGACCTCCATCCGGGTCGACGGCGCCGTCGTCGAGCTGACCGGCGATGAGGCGGAAGTCATCGCCGTCCCGGACGTCGACCTGATCGCCGGCTACGAACGCTGGACCGACCAGGGCGGCGAGCACCCGGCGTTGGTGCGGGCGTTCCTGCTCGCCCACAACTGCCTCGACGTTCCGGCGGTCGAAGAAGG